CCGGCGTGGGCACGTCGATGGTGGAGCTCGCGGAGATGGTGTGCCGGGCGGCGGGCTACTCGCCGTGGATCACGGCGTACCGGACCGCGCCCGAGGGCGTCGCCTACCGGGTCGGTGACCCGGAGCGGATGCTGGAGGTCTACCAGCCGCGCGTCACGCTCGAAGAGGGCGTGGCCCGCGCGTTCCGGAGCGTGGCCGCGTGACGTACGTCGACCTGTCCACGCTCAAGGGCATGCTCGGCATCACCGACACGGCGCGGGACACGCAGCTGCAGGACGCCATCGACGGCGCGGTGGCGGCGATCAACAAGCGGTGCGGCGGCCGCACGTTCGACCGCGACGACGAGGCCTCGGCCCGGACGTTCCGCACGGCCCGCCGCGTGGCGGTGCACGACGACGGCGAGCTGCTGATCCTCGACGACATCGCCACTGAAGACGACCTGGTGGTGGAGGTCGGGTCGGGAACGTCGTGGTCCACGCTGGACGCCTCCGCCTACGAGGCGCACCCAGAGAACGCCATTGCCCGCGGCCGGGCGGTCGAGGGGCTGCTCGGCCGGTGGACGGGCTATCGCCGGGTTCGCGTCACCGCCGTGTGGGGCTGGCCCGAGGTGCCCGCCGACATCGCCACGGCCGCCCGGCTGCAGGCGAGCAGGCTGTTCGATCGCAAGAACTCGCCGGGCGGGGTTGTCGGGTCCGCCGAGTGGGGTGTCGTCCGGCTGCCTCACCTGGATCCCGACGTGCGCGCCCTGATCGGGCCGTACATCCTGCCGGGGTTCGGCTGATGGCCGGGTTCAGCGAGCTCCGCGAGGGCCTGGCCGTCCAGCTGCGCACCATCCCCGCACCGCTGACGGTGCACGCGGCGGTTCCCGACCGCATCGTGACGCCGGCCGCGATCGTCACGCCGGGGTTCGAGGGCGAGCCGACCATCCGGTTCGACTCGACGATGGCCCGGGGCAGCGACGACTTCCTGTTCACGGTCACGCTGCTCGTGCAGTACAGCGACGACGTGTCAGCTCAGGACGAGATGGACGCCTACCTGGACGGTTCCGGTGTCCGCTCGGTCAAGGCGGTCATCGAGGCCGACATGAGTCTCGGCGGGATCGCGAGTTTCGCCCGGGTGCGGGAGGCCCGCAACTACGGACCGATGACCTACAACGACGTGCGATATCTCGGCGTCGACTTCGGCATCGAAATCACAGCGTAGGAGGACGTGGTGGCCAAGCAGTACAAGGTGCTGGCCGGCCTCGACTACCCGTCCCGGGGAGGCCGCGGCGAGGGCCGACGCGCCGAGCCTGGCGACGTGGTCGACGACCTGCCGAAGGGCAGCGTCGCGTGGCTGGTCGAGCAGGGAGCGATCGAGGAGGTGAGCGGCGATGGCGTTCGTGCACAGCAAGAACAGTCGGGTGATGGTGAATGAGCGTCACCTGTCCGGGCGGATCACCGGGTGGACGGTGGCCGGTGAGCGCAATCTGGGCGAGACGACGACGCTGCTCGACGAGGGCAGCCGTTTCATTCCCGGCCTGCGGGCGGGCAGCATCAATCTGAACGGGCTGTTCGACGGGTCGGCGAACGACATCGACCAGGAGATCCAGTCCAGCGATGGCGCCCTCGACGGGCTGCTCACGACGGTGCTGCCGGACGGCTTCACCCTCGGGCGGCCAGCGTTCATCGCCACGTCGAACTTGTCGAGCTACAGCGTCGAGTCGTCGGTGTCCGACACCGTCAGCCTCACCGTGGAGGCCACGCCGAACGATGGCGTGGATCACGGCCGGGTGGTGCACGGCCACACCGCGGAGTCCGCGACCGGCAACAGCGCCTCTCTGGACGACGGGGCCTCGACCGCGAACGGAGGCGTCGCCGTGCTGCATGTGACGGCCGCGTCCGGGACGACGCCGAGCATGACGGTGAAGGTCCAGCACAGCGTGGATGACTCGGTGTGGGTGGACCTGATCACGTTCACGGCGGCCACCACGGCGACCTCCGAGCGCAAGACGGTCTCGGGCACGGTCAACCGGTACGTGCGCGAGCAGCACACCATCTCCGGCACCGGCCCTTCGTTCACGTACGCCGCGGCGTTCGCGCGCCGCTGACCCTTCTTCAGACCCGCCCCATCCTGCCCGGCTATGCGTCGGGTTTTGTCACGCCCTGACCTGGGAGGATTCCGTGTCTTTCGTCCACGGCAAGGACAGTGTTTTCAGCGTCGACGACACCGGCGGGTCGCTGCGCGCGCTCAGCTCGTTCGTCGACAACGTCTCCGGTCTGCCCGGCTCGCGTGACCTGTCGGAGGTGACCGCGTTCGGCGACGAGGGTGTGAGGAACATCCCCGGCCTGGTCAACGCGACCTTCAGCATCTCCGGGCACTGGGACCCGACGCAGACGACCGGCCCCGACGCGGTGCTCGGCGGCCTGATGACCGGCCAGACGGCGCCGGCGACGTTCGAGTACGGGCCGCAGGGCTCGACGAGCACGAACATCAAGTACACGGGCGAGGCGTGGCTCACCTCCTACACCGCCGAATCCAGCGTGAGCGACAAGGTGTCGTTCTCGGCGGAGTTCCAGGTGGACGGCGTGATCACCCGCACCACGTACTCCTGATGCCGTCGCAGTGGGAGGTGGCGTTCGCCTTCGGCCGGGAGTGGAAGGAGCTCAACCGGCAGCTGCGTCACGCCGGTGAGAAGGGCCTGGCGAAGGAGCTGCGTAAGGCGGTGCGTGAGGCGGCCAAGCCTGGCCGGGACGCCGCTAAGCTGGCCGCCCGCGCCATCCCCGCCACGGGCCCCCGCTCGACCGGGCTGCGCCGGCGGATCGCCCGCGGGATCGGTATCCAGGCGGACGCGCGCCGGGTGCGGATCGTGACCCGGATGCCCGCCGGGCTGGAGATGCTGCCGCGCGGCTTCGACACCGACAAGGGGTGGCGTAAGCCCCTGTTCGGTGATCGGGAGCGGTGGTTCCAGCAGCCGGGCCACCCGTGGTTCCGCAAGACCATCGCGAAGACAGCGCCCAAGGCGCGCGAGGAGATGAAGGCCGCGATGGATCGCGTCGCGGACCAGATCACCCGCTGATCGCGGGACGGCCGGGTGATGCGGGTCTACCGGCCGTCCCGTACCAACCCAGACCCGCGCGCACGAAGGAGACCCGCATGGCAACGAGCAGGCAGGCGAGCGCAACTGACGCCGACGAGATCGCCGTCGAGGCGGCGCCGCGGCGGATGTTCGAGTGGACGGGCGGG